GCCGTGTGGCGATTGTAAATGACTGTAAGCGCTTTACTATCTTCAATACTGGATAGTATGCCAAACAAATCAACTACGGAATCACTAGTTTCTGAATCAACTATTGCTGCTATAACGCCATAGTCGTCAGCGGTATAGCCAAATAAGGTGTCGTCAAACCCATATACAGTGGGGTTAAACGTGTAAAACTCTGTAAGTACTTCATTAACAGGTCTTGGATAAACTTGTAGCCTTAAAACATCCATCTCGTCAAAGATAGCATATTCAAGTGAATCTGGGGTAGTAGCGGAGCGCCAGTCTGGATCGACCTTCTCTTCCATCCAGAAAGAAGTACGTAGGGTAAGAGTTCTACCTTCGTAGAGTACTTTCTTTAGGCTGATCAGGTCGGTTGGCAGATCGTAAGTAGCAATACCCTGGCTAAGCGGTATAAGAGCTGTGCCGCGAAACATTTTTGTGTGTATAGCAATATCGTCAAGCCCGTCGTTCATAACGCGAATCAAAACTGCGTCATCCCAACGAGTAGCTGCAGCGTCCCCAACTTTATCGCGAACACGAGTAAAAATGTCTGTGACACGGCTCATTCAGTGCTCCTTACGTTTCGGAGAAGTTAGTAACTTCGCCGGTAGTCTTGTTGTACTCAATGTACTCTACCAAGACTTTAACTTTGCCTTCTGTAGTTGCACCTGTGTAGGTTGGGGTATAGGTTACAATCCCACCTGTTTCTTTAATCAGCGGTGTAAGACCGCCGTCAAGATTGGTGCCTGCGGCAGATGTCAGATCAGCGTCGTCAATCAGCGTAGCATCGCCGGCAAAGCCGAGGTCTGCAGTTGCTGTAGTCGCAGCGTCACTAGCGGTTAGTATGATTAAGCTCGCAGTAATTACCATCGACTCAGGCGGCAGGGTGAATAGTTGAAACACATCAGCTGAATCACCGACTTCGACGGCATAATCCAGATCAGTAGTAAAAACAGACACATCTTGCTTCTGATGACGGTGATTCTTGCGAGTAAGATTTTGAATAGCCATGATTTACTCGCTCCTATTAAGACTGCACTTGAACATCGACTGCAACAACACCATAGTCCAATTCAGCGACTTTGGCTTGCTCATAGTCTTTGTTTTCAGCAGTGAGACGGGTTTTCTTGGATTCCATCCAGACTTCCAAGGCAGATTCTGACGTGATACCAAAGTCGGTAGACTCTTGGTACTTATAGTCAGGCATCATACCCATTGCCAACTGCAATGCGCCAATACCCATAATCAGGCCGCGCGAGTGCAAGTTGGTGGACGCATAATCAAAACCAGTTTGGCCTGTCCACAGCGCAGTTGAAGCAGTTGCACCATCGTACTGGCGTACACCCGAGATTTCAATTTCAGAGTCGTTGAGACCCCAACCTTGAGTTGTACCGGCAGTTGCGCCAAAGAACTGGTTGGCTTCAACAATCATCAAGCGACCAAGACGACCAATGACACCTTTAATGTTACGGTTGCCATTACCACGAACATCACCAGAACGAACTATTGTTTGGTAACCAGAGGTATCAGCACGCAACAGGTTGGCCATTGCCGAATCGACAACCATGATCCATACAGGCTCGCCTTCAGACGTCATGTAAGGGTCAAGAGGCCGACGGACGCCACCAGTACTAAAGCCGTTGGAGGTGCGCAGGATTTTTTCAATATCCAGCAGATCGCCAAAACCAAAGGTAGTGCCTAGGTCAATGATGTGAGAAGGGGAGGCTGCGCCAGAATAGGTGCCCTGGGCAGAATCAAACAACGCCTGATCTTTAAAGCGAATAAACAGGTCACCCAGCTTACCACGCGAATCAGAGTGTTCAGTGATGTTCAAGTCACCAATGTCGACGCCATCAAACTTATCACCATTATCAACAACTAGGCGATACCGCTCAACGGTAATCTTATCGGAGAACTTGCGTTTTTGCTCGCCCTTACCATAAGCGGTGTCTTTACCCTTGATAGCTTTACCAGAGATATTGCCGTCAAAGTCAAATACAACCGTATGGCCTGCGCCAGCGGAGATGTTATTTTCTTGATACACGACTGCGTCTTTCGAATTACCGGTCATCGGAGACCAGAAACTTTTTGACGCTGCCTGAATCATACCTTCGCGCATCCAAGCTTTACGCTTGAGCTCCGAAGTGATGGGTAGGACTGCAGTAGTCATTTGAGTTTCCTCTAAAGCAATGAGATAAATTATATACTGATCGCTTACCGAAGCAGTAATTCATTCTATCAGCCGCTCTAGATACTGCTACTGAATACACTTAGTAGAGTAGCTTGCCCGAGAGCGCGCTTTCTTACCAAACATACTCAAGTAGCAGCAGTAAACTGGAATACTCAAGATTTTGTATACCTATTATACACCCTTTTGTTCAAAAAGTACAAAAAACTTACCTATTTACGCGCGCTAGCTAAGAAGACATTTTACGATAGGCTTCCAACCTGTAAATTTCATCAAACGAATTGTCAAATGAAATTTTCTTACCGATTTCATCCCTCCAGTTGCTAGGGTCTATGCATGCTGCGGGTTTGCCTACAACAACAAAGCCACCTTGCATACGGATACCACAATACATAAATTTATTACCGGCAATTTCAACAGTTTGAAAATCAATGTCTTCAATCCGGTCAGTAATGGCATCAGGAGTTACTCGGTCACCAGTGCAACCTAGTTCTTCCATCATTTTTGAAATTTCATCGCGTTTACGTGACATTAGTAAATTTCTCCTTTATATGATGTAATGATGTCTTTGCCAACAGCTTGTTCGCTAGGCTTAGCACCACCAGGTAGATTACCTAGGTTCGGCTTATTGTCACCATCTTTGTCGTCTGCACCTTTAATCACTTTATCTGCTGTTAGGAACTTTTGAGCTTTGCCCAAGAACTCTTCAAATGTGATTTTGCCGTCAGCTAGTTGCTTGGAATAGGAAGCAGGGAGACTGTTTTCAATAACGTCATCATCTAGCTTAATGTTGTTACGCTCGCTAAAGTCTGCCAGCTGAATCTTACGACGTTCAAGCTCAGACAGTTCGTGGCCTTCTTTACGATAGTCTGCAATCTTGTCTTGTAGCAACTTCTTAGCTGTCTGCTCATGCTCGTTTAACTTTTCACGCCAGCTGTCTGGATCACGCATTTTGAGCTCATCCAACTCGTTACGCTGGTCTTCAGTTAGATGATTAGTTGCTGATTCAATGAGGTGAGATTCAAGCCGACCATTAACAGTCTCAAGCTCTTTGTTTTTCTTTGTGGCTTTTGTGTAAGCCCCTTGGGTGTCTCGAAACCGCTTTTCTAACTTTGCAGCGTACGCCACTTCAGTTGAAACACTTTCCAACGCTTCGGCAGGTAGCTCCCAAACGCCTTTATCGTTCTCAACCATTTTACTAGCAGCATCATTAACCTGTTGGTCAAATGTTGGTGTATCTGTAGACGGTTTTTCAGTAGCCATGTTAAGTCTCCAAACGAATACCAGTTTTTGTCTATATCGACCTAGATATTATCTCACAAAAGGTGTACAAAGTACAATAAATCTATTAATATATGTGCTATGGAATGAAATTAAACCAATTTGCTCTCTCTACGAGGTTAGTATGACAAACAAAGTATCTAGCTTTTCCACAAAGACTAAAGATGACGAAGAACTAGTAGCTAAGCTCAAGAAACAAGCAACTCTTTCAGGTCGTAGCTTTAGCTGGATAGTATTGCGAGCTCTACGCAGCTATGATAAGGCAAAGACTAAAGCTGAGGTACAATAGCATGGCTGTAAAAATTGACGAACAAACTAAGTTAGTAGCTTTGGCAAAAATCAAGTTAGGTCAAAAGCCAAGAGAAGTATCTGACGAGTTAGGAATCAGCTATAGTCAGGCATTACGGTTAAGCAAGGACCTAACTGAGGCAGAACGCAAGAATGCCACACTAGAGCTATTTGACCTACCAGAACTCACCCTACAAACACTATTGAAGGCTGTAAAAGAAAACTTAGCTATACCAGGTGAAGTGTTCGGCATAGAGGAAGCTATTGAAGGCGAAATAGCTAACTTACAGGATGAAATAGAGGGGCTAAAAGCACTTGACGAGAACTTCACTGAGGCAGCTGGTGTGCTAGCCAACAAAATAAAGGAAATAGCGCTAACTAGTTCAACACCAGACACTGTTTATATGTTAGCCAAAGCACTGTCAGAATTGCAGGTATCTTTTTTTGCTAAGAGTACTAACGTCCAAGTCAATAACTTTGATACCGCGAAGTATGAGGAGTTTTTAAGTGACTGATTCACCTAGTTTTAACGCTTCATCTATATCAGTGTCTGAGTCAGAATTCTACGCATTATTTCCTGACAAAGTAGCTAGCCAAGTCTGGAAACTGCTAACGACTACACCAAAGAGCAATCAAGACTTACTGTACAACTACCTGCCTTCAAAATTGTGGCGATTAAACAACCTCTACAAAATTGTAAACAAAGATGGTCAGCACCGTAAGTTCCACATGAACAGAGCACAGTTTGTAGTATACTCCAAGCTGTATCTACACCACCGTTTAATCATCCTTAAGTCAAGACAGCAGGGTATTTCTACTTTATGGCTAATATCATTTGAGGATGACGCCATTTTCCGTAGTAACCTTAACTGTGGGCTCATGGCACAGGGCCGAGAAGAAGCTCAGACGCTACTTGAGCGAGTGAAATATACCTGGGATGAGCTAAACCCGGGTATTAAGGAGTTTGTTGGTGTTAAACTGGACAAAGACAACGCTTCAGAGTTTTCTTTTAGCAATAATAGCACGATATTTATACGGACCTCGTTCCGCTCAGCGACTCTTCACCGTCTGCATATATCTGAGCTTGGCAAAA